GTGCGAGCGCTGCGCGTGCGTGCGCGAGCTCGACGAGCGCGCCATCGGCCCCGGTGGGCAGCGCTACACGCGTGTGACGTACCGAGCGGCGACGTCGGCGAGCTAACGCGGGATGGGAATCACCCGCAGATATTCGCGCCCGCCGGGCGTCTTGATGCGCGCAAGGATTCGCGTCGCTCCGGCTGCGCGAGCCGCCGCCATGCGGTGCCGGCCATCTGTCAGTTCCATGTAGCCCGGCTCGACCGATATCACGATCGGTTCGAAAGCCTGGCCGGTTTTGGTGCGAGTTTGCCCTGTCGCAATCAAGTCGACTTCGACTGGCGTGGCCCCGGCGTATGCGCTGGTGATTGCAGTCAGGTCCCGCATGCCCTCGCGCAGATACTCCAGCTGAGCGTCGGAGACGCCATACTCGAGCGGCGTGAGTAGCGTCTGGTCTGCGGCCGGTATCTCCGGTGGCAGTGGCGGCGGCAGCGTTGCCGCTGGTGGCTGCGGCAATGTGAACCGCGGCAGCTGCCGTGCCACGGCGCGCCCAGCGGTCGGCAGCGGCAGCGGCAGCGGCAGCGGCAGCGGCGTCGGCGCTGGCTGCAGCGTAAGCAGTGGCGCTTGCGGCGCTGGCTGCGCCGCCGGGCTGCGCCGCACTCGCGGCGCCCTGGCGGGCTTCGCCGGCTCGGTGCGCACGGGTAAGCCGCGCGGCACTGCGGGCGCAGCGGTCGGCGGCAGCGGCGTCGGCGCCGGCGGGATAGGCAACGGCGGCGAGCTCGGCGCGATGGGTGCCGGCGGCGGCGGTTGCGGGAGCAACGGCGCATCCGGCGCTGGCTGCGCCAGCGGGCGGCGCCTTACTCTCGGCGCCCTGGTGGGCTTCGCCGGCTCGGTGCGCACGGGGAAGCGGCGCGGCACGGTGGGCGCTGGGACGCTTGGCAACGGCAGCTGCGTGGGCGGTGCGCCCGGCTTGCGTGCGAACGGGCTGTCAGGCGGCGGCGCAATCGTCGCCGGGTCGATGATGGGCGACGCGCTGCAGCGGCACGCGTAATAGTGCGTGTCGAAGCCGGGGTGTGCGCGCTTGCCTGTTTGGGAGTTTGTGACAGGCGGCGAATCCCACGCCTGCGTGGTTCCCTCGAGCGCACGGTGACCCGGGCGCACCTTGAGGTCGCGCACGGTGCGCCAGCGGTAGTGAGTGACGCCGAGCGACTGTTGCCGCAGCTGCGTCTGCGCGCCGTGAAACTTGCCGACGGCGTCGTTGGCGATGATGGTCGCCTGCGTTTCGCTGAGCGATTTGTTCTGCGCGAGAATGCGCGCCGCGAGCGCGTCGGGTCGCAAGCCTTGCTCGAGCCCCTTGCGCACAGAGGCTTCGACGTCTGCATACACGCCGTCGGTCATGGTGCCAACGCGCGCCACGTTGCTCTTCACAAACTTGTCGAGCTTCTCCGCGATCGGCCCACCTGGCGTGAGCGGGTCGATGGCGGCGAGCTTCTGCGCGGGCTTCTTTCGCTTTGCGTCGGTGCGTATGGCGTCGGTGCGTGTGGGCGGCGCAAGCGCGGCTCGAATCTGGAAACGCGGCAAGCCGAGCGCGGCGCCGACCTGGCGCTCGAGCGTCTCGCGCACGTGGTCGTCGACGCGCTTGCCGGCGAGCAGCGCGGCCGGGCGAATGTCGAAGCGGTGCGCGGCACGCGCGCGTGCGAATAGCTCGCTGAGCAGCGGGTCGCGCGCGTCGAGTCGCGGAGTGATCCCGGCACTCTCCGCGAAGGTAAGCGCCGCGCGAGCGGTGAGCCCTTGCGCCGGCAGTTCGAGCACGCGCACGCCCCGGCGCTCTAGCTCCGGCAGGATCGCGTCGAGCACGCGGTCGTGACCCGCGGACATGGCCGCTTGTCCGGGCGTGAGCTCGGCATACGGCTCGCGCATGCGCACGACGGCGTCGAGAGGCTGGCCGGGCTCGAGCTCGAGCAGCTTGCGCAGCGCCCTGGCGATCGCCACGCCCTCGAAGATGCCGCCATCGGAGAGACGTATCTCGTGCGCGAGCTGCTCGCTGGCGCGGCTCCAGCCGAGCGGTATGAGGTCGTCTGCGTGCCGCAGCGGCAGCCCATGCGCATCGGCGAGCGCTCGAGCAGCAGTCGACTTGCCGGTGCGCGGGCCGCCGACGACGGCCACGCGCATGCGTCGGGCGTCGTCGCGGCGGGCTGCGTCGGCATACCGCTTCGCGAGCGCCGGCAGGTGAGACACGACGTGATCGCGCAACGTCCGCTCGACTGCGCGACCGCTGCCGAGCAGCGCCGACAGATAGCCGTGCACGGCGTGCGTCGGAAACTCGGCGGTTGTCATGTCGCTGAGGGTCGCGGCGGCGGCGGCGGTGCCGCTGTCGAAGCGGACTTAACATGGACGCTCGAAAGTAGGTCTGCCGCGTCTTCGGGTGTGACGAGAAATCCGCGCATGATGATGGCGATCGCCGCTTCGCGCGGCAGCTCGCCGCTCGCCACGGCGCGCACGACTTCGATCAAGCTCTGCACTTGCGCGCCGTTGAGCGCGCTAGCGGATGCTGGCTGGTCGCCGGTCGGCAGTTGCGGGTCGAGCCCGGCGGCCGTGGGGTCTGCGCCCAGCTCGTCCGGCTCTTGCTCGCCGCGCTCGAGCTCGTAAAGCAGCGCCGCTTCGCGGGCTTCGACGTCGAGCTCGTCGAAGTCGCCGCCCTTGGCGAGCTTGATGCCAGCTTCCTCGGGTAGAATGATCTTCGACGTGACGAGCGTCGACAGCGCATCTGCGGTCGTCTTGAATGTCTCGGCGCGCTCTTTGGCGGTCGGTTGCCAGAGCGGCGGATAGCAGACCTCGAAGCCGTCGAGCTGCTTGCCATTGGTGGGCCCCTTGTCGGTCGCCATCACCACACGCACGAGCTTATCGATCGCCGGCGTGAGCCGCTTGCCGCGCTCGGCGGCGACCTGGTCGTACCACGTGCGGATGTCCGACTCTCCGGTGGCGTTCATGCCGGCGGGCGAGCGCCCGAAGAGCACCGTCACCGGCATCTGGGCGGCGCTGGCCACGCGCATCATGAAGCGGTCGAGCAGCTCGGGAATGCCGCTAAACGGCGTTGCAATACGCTCGAAGCTCTCTCGCTCGTCGAGCAAGATGGCGCGCGCCACGCTCCGGCAGATGTCCAGAAACTTGATGCGCGCGCGCAGCTTCTCTTCGCCCGCCGCCGTCATGAGCTGCATGAGGTTGGCGATCTTGAGAACGCCTTGCGACGCATCTGTCATGAGATGGGCTGCGCCCATCCAGCTCGACGAGCTCGCCTGCACCGCTTGGAACACGCGTTGCAGGATCGAATCGTCCCAGAAGCACGCAGCTTGCGCGCCGTAGCGCGATGTGAGCACGCCGCGAAACGCCAGCAAGCGCGACTCGTGTATGACGAGCGTGCTCGCGGCCGCCGAGATGGGCTTGGCCGTGCTGCCGTGCGGCACGCCGAGATTGGTCACGCGGTAGGTTTCGACCTTGCCGTAGTTGGGCGCCGAGAGGTCGCCGTAATACGTGTTTTGCTGCAGCTGCGTCCGACGGAATACCGTGAGGTGCGTGAGACGCACGACGGCTTCGAGGTCGAGCGGGTCGTCTGGCGTGCGGCCGTCGTCGACGCCGAGAAAGACGGCGCCGAAGCCATAGAGCCGGCCCCACACCCACGCCTCGCGCAGCGCGGCTTCGGCGCCGAGCCCGGCGAGCACCTTGTCGATATCTTTGCCGACGGTCGTTGTGTCGGCGACCTGGTCGGACTTGATGGCGACCGAGAAGCCCTCGCGCAGAGCGTCGGCCGGCAACTGCTCGACGATGCGCGCGCAGATATCGTCTTCGGTGTGCAGCGCTTCGAGCGCGGTGTCGGACAGCTGGTTGCGCATCCGCGGCGTGTGCGCCTGGAGCTTGTCGCGCAGCGTGCCGAGCCCGGTTACGGCGTTTTCCCAGCTGTCGGAGCGCCAATCCATGGCGGGCTGTATTGGCAGGGTGCGCGGGTGTCAATAGCTTCCCATCGGAGCTTGGTCTGCAGCGGATGCATGTCGATGCGCGGTCGACCCGCGCGCGACCATGACCCGCCACCGGCTTCGCCGACGAGACGCCAACCGGCGCCGCGCAAGCTGACACCGGGCTCGGTCGCTAGGGTGTAGGTGACGCATCGGCGATAGCCCATGGCGCGCGCAGCTCGCCACGCAGCCGCATATAGCTTTGAGCATGCGTTCTTTACGTCGTCGACAACGCACACGCGTGTGACCTCTGCCGTAAAGCCGTCGTCTGACATGCGCGCGACTGGGCGCCCGACAATCGCCACGCCTACGATCTCACCATCACGCGCAACGGCGATTGCGAACGCCCCCCCCCTGCGGGGGCGGATGGTGCCGGTGATGGCGACCCACAAACGCCGACGCTTCGCGAAGAGTCGTCGGAACTATTGTGAGTATCAGCGCCGCCGGCTGCTCTGACATGCCGGCGTGTATTGGCAGGCTAGCGGCATGTCAACGGCTCACACGTCGAGACTCTCGAGCCCGGAGTAGTAGTCGCCAAACCCGCCCTTGAGACACCACCGGATTGCCTGCGTCTGCGCGTCGACGCGGTCGTTGGCGATACCGCGAGGAAAGCGCTTGTGCTCGAGCACCCAATCGAGAATCCACGGTGCGAGCGAGGCGTCAGGAAGCCAGACATTGCCGGCCGCGAAGATGGGCTGCGTCGCATAGGCGCGAGCCTCCTTCGACCCGTCGGGCTCGATAGCGAGCACACCCGGGATGCTCGACTTGAGCATCTCAATCACGGCCGGGCCGTTTGCTTTGTCTTCGACGAGCACCGCGGATGCTTCCGGATACTGCGCATACATGGACTTGACCGCGGCGATGGTGCCGACGAAGTCGAGGTGCTCGCGCACTTCCGCGAGCAGGTAGAAGTTGGGCGGCTTGAAAGCCCATGCTTGCCCAGCGACGTAGGAGCTCGTCTCGTGCGACTTGAACGCGCAGTCAAACGAGATGACAACTAGCGCGCCCCGGAGGTCTGGGCGCGCGAGATAGTAGTTGTGGAACCACTCTTGTTTGTAGATGGCGCCGCCTTCCGGCACCGGGTCTTGCTGGTCTTGAGCCGCCCAGCCATCGGGCCCAAATTCCTTTTTGCGCCGCTCGACTTCGGCTTCGTCCCAGCGGTTCGCGCACAGCAGTTCGCCGTCGCTCGCGCGCGGGTCGAGCCATCCGAGCGGCGTCGGCGCGCGCGCGGCCGTGCTGTAGTAGCGCATCGGAATCGACAGCACTGCATACCCTTGCTCGGCCGCTTGCCCGGCGAGGTCGCGGTCGTGCAGCCGCTGCATGATGATGGTGCGGGTGTTGTTGCCAGGCAGCACGCGCGAAGCCATCGTCTCGAACCACCAGCGCTGACAGCGCTCGAGCGCCGCCGGCGAGTGCGCTTCGAGCGGCTTGATGGGATCGTCGACGACTTGCCTGTGCGCGTGAAAGCCCGTCGGAGAGCCGCCGACCGATATCGCTTGGCGGATGCCGCCCTTGTTGTTCTGCAACCAGTTTGCCAGCCATCGGCCGCGCTGCGGCGTCCACACTTCGCCGAATAGGTCGCGATACCAATCGGTCTCGAAGAGCCCACGGCAACGCAGCGAGTCGCGCACGGCGAGCGTGTCGGCATAGGCGCCGAAC